GTACTGCACTGTCTCTTGGATCAGGTTGTAGGGTGACTTAGGTGCGTTCACACACTATGGTAGAATATTTCTTTAGGTTTTACAACATAACCAAACGCTTTTAGTGTGTGCTTGAACGGGTCACCTGGGATGTCACGAACAAGCTGGAGCATCCTCTCAGACAGCTCGCGAACCTCGCGCTGAGCATCGGGCTTCATGCGTAGCTCGAGGAAGTGGTGGAACGAGCGCCAGTTGAACATGATGTCCATCGTGATCTGGTTGCCATATGGAAGGTAGAACCGGGCACTTTCCTTGGCACGCTTGCGGCTCATGCCATCCTCGACGAAGCGTTCAAGGGCATCGTGGTAGCGCATGAGTGCATCCTCCATGAAGGCGATGTACTTCGTCTGCTCCTCGAGTGACCAATCCTTCGGGAGGTAGTACTTGTCATCTCGAAGCTCCTTGTAACGCGCTGACTCGCCGTTGATCGAGACGCCGATCCGATGCTTCAGGAGGTGGATGTGAGTTGCAGCATCGACTGTGACCAGGAAGTGCAGGCTCGACTTCTCGAAGGGCGTCTCATGTCCATTCTCGGCCAGCATTTTCAGGAGCGTTGGGATCCTTCCACGCTTCTCCTCCGTCAGATCCCTGCTGGTGCTCGTCCACGCTGACATCGCGTGGGCCTCGTCTCCACCGTAGTAACCGATCAATTCTACCTTGTTGTCCTGAAAGGCCATGTCTCAATCTGCTCCGTATAAACATGTCCCACGTCATCTCAAACAGCCACTGGGACACTATTCCTATGCTTGTTCCGACTGCAAGTGCGTGCGTCGTTGTCGTCACACTACCTGTAAAATGGTAGATGACAAAGAAGCTAAGCGTGGTGGATACAATCCTCCACGCTATAACTTTTACAAAGATCTCAGCTCTTCTACTCAAACTTATACTTGACATCCACAGTTAGCATCATCTCTGGCACCTTGACATGGTTAACAAGACCGAGCTCTTTTGCCTCCTCGGGCTCGAGATACCAGTCTGCATGCTTCTTAGTGTGGATCTCATCGAGGAAGAAGTCCTCGTCCTTGCCGATGTTCTGTGCCATGATCTTCAGGATCTTTTCATTGAGGCGATCGGTCTCCTTTGCATCAGCCTTGATCTCCTCGACCTTACCACGACCTGCGCTAGCGACCTCGTGAATCATGATGGTCGAGTGTGGAGATGCAAAACGCATGCCCGCTGCACCGCAAGTGAGTAGCACTGCACCGCAGGACATTGCCTTACCCTCGACAATGGTAGCAACGGGAACGCGTGATGTTTTGATTGCGTCAATCATCGACATAAGTGCATAGACTTCACCGCCATAACTGTCAATTACGACTGGAATGACGCTCTGCCCAGAACACTGGGCGATTGACATGTGCTGGTTAAACTCCTTTGCAGAGTCCTCGTCAAACTTATTGACGCGGATGACGATGGGAGGAGCGCGAAGTTCGCACTCCTTAATGAGGGGAGATACGCGTGTGATGATGTTCATGTAGTTATTATACGTCTAGTAGTTACTTTTTACTAGCCACACTTACTACTACCGCAAGACTGGCAGGTGATGCAACCTTCCATGTAGAAGACCTGGTCACTACCACACTCCTTGCACTTCTTCTCTGATGTCGACTTCGTACCGTCTGGGATGTATCCCTTAAGGACGCGTGCGACGCACCGAGAGAAGGCGAACATGTCAGACTCCTTGTCCTTCTGGAGCTGGTCCACAACGAAGTTGACTGGGATGCCGTGCCGGAGAGCAAGTGAGATCGTCCTTGTGAAGGCTCCCTGTGTCGGGTTGGCGAAAAGATTCACCACGTCCTTGAAGAGGATCTCATCGTCATTGCCGACTGGGACGCGGAGGTTGTAGGTGGCAACACCGTCCTTCTTGCCATTGCGGATGAGAACGCCACTCTTAGTCTTCTTGGGGACCTCGATGTGATCTGCAAGTCCGCTGAAGACTTCATACGGGACACCGTCGTTGAGGCCGATAAGAACCATCCAGGATTGTGACTTACCGCTCTCATCCTTGATGTTGACGCGGTGAATGTCACAGGGGAGCTCCTTGGGACGCTTTGGGTGGAAGTCTGCCGCTGTCTTGGGCGCCTCTTTCTTCTCCTCTGTAGAGATGAGGACGCCTGTGCGACAGCCATCACGATAGACAGTAAAGCCCTTACAACCTTCCTTCCAGGCGCGCATGTAGACATCGTTGACTGTCTCACGAGTTGCAGAGTTTGGAAGGTTGCAGGTCTTGCTGATGCTGTGGTCGATCCATCGCTGTGCTGCTGCCTGGATGTCGACCGACTTAACCCAGTCGATGTCATTGGCCGTGCCACCCCAGTATGGGCTCTCCTGTGGGTCGGTCTTGCCTGTGACATCCATCCACTTCTTGAACCAGTGATGGTAGACGGTATATTCTTGCCACTTGTCGCCTAGCTGGTCGACGAAGTCAGGCACGGTCTTCGTGTCACCCTGCGTGATCTTACGGCGGCGCTTGTAGGAGAGCAGGAAGGCAGGCTCGATTCCACTTGTGGTCTGCGTGAGGCAGGAGATGGAGCCGACAGGCGCTGTCGTAGTGAGAGCAATGTTACGTCGGCCTGTCTTCTTCCACATGTCGTAGTACTCACCGTTGCATGTGTTGATCACCTTCTGGAGATAGTCGTGGTCCTTCTCCTTCTGGTAGTCCCAGACAGGGAATGCACCGCGCTCTCTTGCCATGATGAGTGAGGAACGATGTGCTCCGACCGCTAAAGCCTTGTAGATCTCTTCGGTCACTTCGATTGAGCACTTGCTACCGTACTGGATGTTCAGAGCAGCAAGCGTGTCGCCAAGGCCGGTCACACCGAGGCCAGTTCTACGCCCGTTGAGGCCAGCAGCACGAATCTTGTTCCAGAGATCTCTCTCAGTGCGCTTCACATGCTCAGGCTGTGGATCGCTCTCAATCTTCTGGAGGATCCGATCGACGCACTCCACCTCGAGATCGACAAGGTCGTCCATCAGACGCTGGGCCTTCATGACCACCGTGTTGAATCGACCAAAGTCGAAGGTAGGATTCGAGCCGAACGGGTCATTGACGAATGTAGTCAGATTAACGACCATCAGGCGGCATGAGTCGTATGGACTAAGTGGGATCTCGCCGCAGGGATTGGTGGAGATTGTCCTATATCCTACATCCCGATAACAATCAACGATGCCTTGATTTACAACGGTGTCCCAAAAGAGCGCACCTGGCTCCGCCGAGGCCCACGCTGCGTCGATGAACTTGTCCCAGACCTGCTTTGCATTGATCACCTTCGTGATCTGTGCTTCATCCACAGTGTTCTCGACAGGCCAGCGAAGAGTAAAGTCAGAACCACTCTCGACTGCACGCATGAACTCGTCGGTGAAACGGATGCTGATATTGGCACCGGTGACCTTCTTCAGGTCCCGCTTTATATCGATGAATGTCTCGATCTCAGGATGACGACAATCGATCGTGAGCATGAGTGCACCCCTGCGACCGCCCTGTGCAACCTCACGGCAGGAGTTTGAGAAGCGCTCCATGAAGACGCCGATTCCATCAGTGGTCCGGGCCGCGTTTGAAGTGGGTTGTCCCTTGGGCCTAATGGTCGAGATGTCGAATCCGACGCCTCCACGCCTCTTCATGATCTGGACCTGCTCCTGGTCTGTGAAGAGGATGCCGGCGTAGCTATCATGAGGTTGATCGACGACGAAGCAGTTCGACAGACTCTGGTGCTGGTAGTGGTTTCCAATACCTGATAGTGGTGAACCCTGCGGGACGACCTGCTTGAAGCCGTCAAGAAGATCGAAGATCTCCTCCTCAGACAATGGGTTGGGATACTTTGCCTCGATGCGGGCAAACTCCCTAGCAAGACGTCGGAACGTCTCAGTGGGAAGCTGCTCAATCCTGTTACCCGCATTATCACGCAAGGCGTACTTGTTGAAGACATCAGCAGCGAGATCGTCGCCCCTGAAGTATTCCACAACTCTCTGATTTAAAGACATTACTGACTCCTTTCCTTACAATACATGTCACTCATTTACCGTTAATCTCTTCCCACTTCTCTTTGAGAAGCTTCTTCATGCTAGAACCATCAGCTTTGACAACATCGTCGACAGACATCTCATTTGTGTCCATCAGCTCGAACTTAGACATTGATGTGTCGATCCTCATTGGATAGAGCATTCCATCTCGACCGGCTCGATTCTTTGCGACGAAGATGCGTCCTGCACCTGTTGCCTTTTCATTGGGCTTTCGAGAGATTGAGAGCACAACGTCGGCAACCATTGCCTTACCATATGCTTCCGACATATTCTCAAGACCTACAACTTCTGAGTTAGACGCTTCACGGTTTGCCTGAGATGCTGTCCAGATTGGAACATTGAGGTCCATGGACAGATTTCGCAGCTCTTCGTAGACAAGCTTTAATTCGTGTCGAAGAGAATCGAATTTACGTGATGACTTCATGATGTCTGCGTAGTCGATGATGATCACACTGGGAACGAAAGACTTTAGAAGAAGCTTCTCAATGTGATTTCTAAGTGTCTGAACAGACGGCGTGCCTGTTGGATACTCTTTGATAATTAGCCGACCAAGTGAGTTGTTCTTATAGAATTCGATGACTTCTTCTTTTCTGTCTATGACATCGCTGCTTGGAATGCCGCAGAGATTAGAGTCATAACGTAATCCAACAGCAGTCTCAGATAGCTCAAAGGTATAGTGAACGACATTCTTACCGACACGCAAAGCCTCCGCACCCATTTGAACAAGGAAGTGTGACTTACCAACACCAGTTGGTGCAATAACTACACCTAGTTCTCCACGTCCTAATCCGCCATTGAGAACATCCTGAGCATCAATCTGTGGGAGTCCAGTTGGGCATGTAAGACGTCGGGTCCTGATGAACCTTGCTTCCGTATCTTCGAAGAAGTCGTGCCCAATTGCGGCTGGTGTGCCTGCAGACAAAGCATTCTTCATCAGGTCCATGACGGAGTCGAGGTTATCTGTCGCAATCATCTCGACAGCCTTCTCTAGTGCTTCCTTCATCGCCTGCTTCTTGCAGAAGTCAAGTGTCTTATCCTTGACGTACTGCACATCTCCCATGTCTGGGTTGACGCGAATGCGCTGGAGGAACTCAACGATCTGGTCACGTAGGACAATGTCCTTACCTTCCTTCAGGTCGTCACGAATAATTGTGACAAGAAGACTAAGTGTTGGAAAGTCCTTGTACTTCTGATAGTAGTCAAAGTACCGCTGTGTGAGGAACTGCAGATACTTCAGCTCAAAGAAGGTAGGCGACATGATCTCAATCATTTGCGTCGCCCAAGATCGGTCAGTCAGCAGTCCTTGGAAAATCTTCTCCTGGAACTGCTTACCGTACTGTTTAAAGTGCGGATCGTGCATTTTATCCTGTCTGGATGTGTGAGAGGGCTAGGAAGAATTGATCGACGTTGAACGTCTGGATGCCTTCATGAATGAGGGCCCTTATGAACTCTATCTTATTGCGTGTAGGCTTAAAAGTATCACAGATCCCGTTGATCCTATCGATCTGGTAAGCAGCCAAGTTCGCTGTATCTAAATGGACAAGTGAGAAGTTACGATTGATGAGGATCTCATTCTCCGCAATGTGCTGGTAGGCTTGCACCTTGGATCCACACTCAACTTTTGCTCTCGCTTCCTGCAGAATATCCTGCACTGTGACTTCATTCGTCTGAGATAGGCTTGGAAAACGCTTAGCCAGCGTCTTGAACCCTACACCGTCGACACCTGGTATGTTGTCTGAGTCGTCACCGCAGATCGCTTTGGCAACTGAGAAGTTGACAGGATGGACGCCGAACCTCTCGAGAACATCCTGCTCCTGCACCAGCTTCTTCCAGGTGGGTGAGTAGATGATCGATCCCTCAGAGATCAACTGGTAGTAATCTTTGTCAGCCGATAAGATGATCTTCAGCGCATCCTTGCAGTGGTATCGTGACATGTAACCGATGACATCATCTGCCTCACAGTCAGGCACATAGATCTGACATATTGGTGTTAGCTTTAGCAGGCGCACCAGTGTCTTAATCTGGTTGTCTCGATCGGAGACAGTATTTGGGATATCATTCTCGTAGAACCTGTTCAGCCGTTCAGGACGACGATGGCTCTTGTAGTCTTTATAGATCGCTCTTCGGCGAGGTGATCCACCACCCTCCCAGACGACGTAGATGGGATTAGGCTTAAAGCGCTCCACGATCCGTTTTAGATCGAGGAGAAAGCCCACAATCCCACCTACGTGCTGGCCGTCCTTGCCCATTGCTGGGTGTGCGACGAAGTGTCTCAAGTACAACCCCATCGCATCCACAAGCAGGACAGTCTGTGATCGGTTCAGATCACTCATTGTCCTCAGCAGCCGCGTCAGTCAAGTCTGAGTCGTTGCGTGTACGCACCATCACCGCCTCGATCAGATCATCGAGGAAAGTCTTATACTCCGGGTGACTGAGTAGTTCGCCGAACTCTGCCTTGTGGAACTTCTTCTCGATGACTGTGACGCCTCTCTCGACATCGGTTACCGTGAAGACCTTCCAGGCACCATCACCAGACACGCAGATGATATGCTTGCCGACCTGACGTTCACCAGCATCGCGGAGCTCATCAAAGATCTCCTCGTGCTCAATGATGCCCTTACCGAAGTGGATCTGGAAATTTGCCGTCCTGAAGGGTGGTGACACCTTATTCTTCACAGTCTTGGCTGAAACGTGGATGCCGACAACGTCACCGTTCTTGTTCTGGATCTGCTGCCCCGCGCCCAGCTTGAGACGAACTGATGCGTGGAATGGAATTGCCATGCCGCCAGGGACGGTTGTAGGATCGCCATGCATGACGCCGATCTTTGTGCGTGTCTGATTAAGACAGACCATCAGCACGCTCTGGTCACCGATGACGCCTGTGATCTTACGCATGCCCTTTGAGATCGCTCGAGCCTGCAGACCGATGCTGTCCTTGTCGTAGTCACCCAACAACTCTGCCTTCGGTGATGACGCTGCAACACTGTCCCAGATGATGGTGATCGGGACATCACGCTGCATCGCCTTCGCCTTCAAGATCGTCTTCTCGGCGACGTCAAACACCTCTTCAGTGCAGTGCGTATCAACGTAGACGAATCGACGTGTGACATCAACACCCAGCGCCTGGAGGTTCTCGACCGATGTTGCATT